GGGGCATTGCGCCAATCGTAGTTGCCCTTCATCGGGCCTGTTGTAATAACTCGATTTTGACAAGACCATTCGGATAATGGCAAACTGGATGGTGGAGAAAGAATTTGTTCTCTTAATTCATTTCCAGCTGAGTTGAAGTTTTCCCACGCTTCTGGCGTAGGCAATAAAATATCATCTTCCCAATTCAATTAGTGTATGCCTCCACTCTTAATCAATTCTTTAACTTGCACAGAAAAATCTTTCTTGTATAATTCAGCACCCAAGGCTAATAAGCAAATCAATGCATTAAATTCTTCTTTTGTCATGCCCAACAGAAGTAGCATCTCGAAAACTTCTTCGTTATCAAAGAAGTCGGCCAATGATATAATATCTTTGAGTGTTATATCAGCTCGGACTTTATCAATCAGCATTTTCTAGCTTCTCTTCTAATTTTATCAGTTCAGCGAAATCAGGATAGTTAATCGGTTTTCTCATCTCATCCAGCAGTTTGTGTATTATTTTTTCCAGAACCAGTTGTGCTTCTTGCAGTGTCTCAATATCGAGAATTTCGTGTGCGTGAGCGCCTGGTGCTGATAACATTACTCTGCGCACATCTTCCAGATGCTTCTGCAATCGCTCGTTTGCTTGTTGTTGCGGAATTAACTCTTTTCTTTCTTTAGCTACTTTGATTTCTTTGAGCTTTGCTTCGGCCAAATCTTTTCTATCTTTCGGGCTTGTTCCCTCTGGTGCCTCTTCGATTGAAGCCTCTTCTCGTGCCTCTGATATTTTCCACTCAATGACTTTCGCCAGGTCAAACTTACCGAAGGACTCGCGT